CTTCTCGGCACCGTGGCCGGGTTGGTTTGACATTTTTGTCGCCCCCTTAGCACCAGGAACATTTACGTTCTTGGTATTCATATCTTTTGCTGTTGGAGCAGCTAGACCACCTTGTGTTCCGCCTGTTCCGCCGTCGCCACCTGCAACTATGTTAGCACTTGTGCCACCCATGTTGTTTGGTTTTGCTGTTGGTGATGTTGCATTTGCGCCATTGTCGCCCATTTTTGCTGGTGCTACTTTGTCTGCATATTCACGCATTAGTTCTGAATTTGACTTTGGAAGTTTTGATTCTTCAACTTCGTCAGTTGCTTCTTCAACTTCTTCATCTGCTTCAAAAGCCATTGCTTCTTCTTCTGGCTCTTCTGCATCCATATCCATTGGCATTTCGTCGCCGCCCATGTCCATGTCGCCTTCTTCTTCGTCGCCTTCGTCACCCATCATATCTGCAAATTCTGCTTTAAGTGCTTCTAGTTCGTCTTCTAGGTCTGCAACACGATCTTCAACGTCACCGTCTTCGTCGCCCATGCCCATGTCATCAGCGCCTTCTTCGTCGCCCATGTCCATGTCCATGTCCATATCACCATCGTCTGCGCCTGGCATTTCGATGTCCATTCCTAGTTCGTCAGCTGGATCGCCGCCTTCGTCAAACATGCCTTCATCAACTTCTTCATCAGTTGCTTCATCTAGGTCTTCTTCTGACTCGTCAACTTCTTCATCAGTTGCTTCGTCTAGGTCTTCTTCTGATTCATCTACTTCTTCATCAGTTGCTTCATCTACTTCTTCATCAGTTGTTTCTTCAACTTCTTCATCTTCGAGTAGTGATTCATAAATATCTCTTGATTTTTCCACTACGATTTCGTGGAATAATGCTTCTGCACCTTCTTTGTCTTCGTTTACAAGACGCTCAAGCATTTCTTCAAACTTGTTGCGATCAGTCATGTCATTCTCCTTTATTGTCAAGGCTGTCTATTATATTTACACTTTATTGGAAATATACGCTGAAAATGGGCTCAAAACGGCCCATTTTATTTTTTTATTAAAGAATTTTATTAAATTCCTCATATGTTATATGCGATAGATTACTTAAATCCTTCAAATGATCCGGTATATAATCTTCTATTGAGCTTAGTACTCGGTAGTATTTAGTCTTTGGATGCTGATTTATACACATCATTGTTTGTCTTTGCCAGTTTCCATAATACGTTGCTCTGTCGTTAACGTTCTTATAGTTTCTACTACCTGCATATATATTATTAACTAGCTGATTATCTTTTCCTAAACCTACATAGTCAAATCCTAGTATATATATTTCTTTATGATCGTGCTGACTTGCTAGTAGCAATGCTGTTGGACCACTACTCCATCCTTTGTTTGGATTCATAATATTAATATTAGGTGTTCGTTCCGTTAGTTTATTTCGGTTTGAATGAACATTATATTTTAGGTGATATTCAGTTTCACTAATTTCAATAATCATTTTAGTATCAACACATACTAAATGATCTGGTACAAATTCTCTATATAATCCATTACAACCATAGGTTGTACCTTTTGCTTTTAAGTTATGTAAGTTGATTACAGAACGGCTAGTACCGTTTCCAAGTACAAAAGCTATTTTATTTGACATTAGATCCCGCCAGCGGCTGCTTGTGCTGCTAGACCGTACATTTGTCTAACATAATTAAGATCCTTGGCTTTTTGTTCAGTGTGGGTATCGGATGCTTTTCGAGCACGATTGATATCTTTTAGAGATAATCTACTTTTTCTATTGTCATCAACTTTAACAATGCTGGTATCGTCCTCAGCATTGTAGGTATCGTCCTCAGTAGGCTCCATTGTTTCTCTGTCAAAGTAATATAGTTCTCTAAGTATCATATTGTATTTATATCGTTTGTGCTGGATTTGGTTCTGCGCCGCCACCGCCAAGTTCGTCTCCTGTGTTTGTTTCAGGTGCAGTATCAGTTCCACCGTCTATGCCACCTAAGTCATCACCTAACTCATCTTCAAGTCCGCCAAAGTCGCCAGCAAGATCTGCGCCGCTTAGACCAGCCCCTCTCATTTCTCCTGCCATATCGTCAGTAACTAGATCAGTCAAGTTTTCATCATTTTCTTCACGCCACAAACGTTCGTTTTCTGCTATTTCTTCTGTACTCAATCCTAAGAATCTTTCAAGTGCAAATCTATTTGAAATGTATGGAACTGCTGCCATGCTTGTAAATGTGCTTATTCTATTGTTATCAAGTTCTGCTTGTCTATATGCTGCAAAGTTTTGCGGAGGAGTTAATCTTAAATCAAACATTGCATAATCAATGTTTGCACCTTTGCTTTGTAAAAATAGTTTAAACTCACTGTTGAAATCTTCAGCCACCATATCCTGTAAGCGTTCACAATACTTGTTAAAACGCAACTCTTGAATATATGCTGTGCCTACTCTACCGTCGTTGTATTGGCTTGCTCCGTCATCAGCACCTGTAGGGAGATAGCTGGAAGGTATTCGTAGACCGCGAACAAGTTTATTAGTAAAATATCTGAGATCATCAATCTCTCCTAAGTTAGTACCACCTGGCAATGTTTCAACTTTACTTCCTCTACCTTCAGCAGTTTGTGGGAAAAAGTAATCTTCGTTGATTGACAGTGGATTATAACTACTGTCTATAACATTTGTGCCACCACCTGTCTTACTTGGGATACGTCTTTGATGTATTTCAGTTTTAACACGTTCCACAAACTGCATAGCAAGATGCGAAGGCATGTTGCCCACATCAACGTAGAATACTCTGCGCTCAGGCGCACGTTGTACACGATAGATAATAATAGCATCTTCGAGTAATTCTTTTTGTTTGTATACTTTGAATATACTTTCAAGCAAACTATTACCAAACGGATAGTTTTGATCTAATCCTTCGCTTAAACTTAGATGCAACACATGGTTAGCATCAATGTATGTTTCGTCGTGTTCTTGTGCAAATCTACTGGTATTTCCACTTGGTGTGTGATTATTTCCTACACCTGTTCCTCTTTGAACTTGCTGATATCCATTAGTACCACCAGGTCCATAACTGTTTTGCGTGTTTAAAGGTGTAGCTTCTAATGCGCCAAATGCAAAGTTTAGATTTTTGACAACATATTGTTCAGGTTTTTTGCCTTCACTTTCGTTTACAATAATTTTTGTTACTTGACCAGGATCAACATGAAACAGTTTTTGTGTTTCTGGATCTCTAATAAAAAACTGGTCGCCATATTTAAATGCATTACGTATAGTTCTAAACATACGTGTTTCAAACTTGTTTAGTTTACACCATTGTTGTAGATACTGCCCAATAACTTGTACTTCGCTGTTGGTTGGTTGACCTTTAAAGTCGAGTTGAAAGTGTGTGTTATTTTGTTTGTTCTTCTGTGTACAAAACTCAGCAAGAATATCTAGTGCAGCATTTACTTCGCTATCACTATCCATAGTATTGTACTGATTATAACGTTCGATACGATTTGGAGAGCCGACATATACATCTGGCAAATGGCTTGAGTAGTTGGCCGCAGCTGGACCTATTCCGTTGTTGCCTTTTAAACTAAAGGGACTGTACCCTCCGTTTATATTGTCACTCGTCGGAACTGGAGTAAAATGTTTTTTCCAACTCATATTGTACCTTTCAGCATATTGCCCTGTAGCCCTTTTGTAGCTCTAAATGTTTTTTGTTGCGCACTCACTGAAGATGATTCTATAGTTACAAGTGTTTGCAACTGTTGTATCATTGTATCAAACTTACTTGCCATTAAATTACTCATTTGTTCTGCAACATTACTATTACTTATCGTATTTTGTCCATTTACACCATTGTTTTGAACAGTAGCATCAAGACTTTTAATACCTTTCATAAGATTTTGCATAACGCCCATACTAGTATTTGCACTCATAACATTTGCTGGACCTGATATAAATTCCGGTCCAGATTCGCCTACCATACCGTACTCGCCTGCACCAATGCGGCCACCGTTTGCAAATCCTCCACTATACCTTGATGGATTAGCTTGATATCTTGCAACTTTACTCAATGTTTCGGCTTGTATATCTGCTAATCCTTCAACTGAGTTTATTATTACATCACTTAGGTGTGCTTCGGCTGCTGCAACTCTATCAACTGCGCCAGCTGCAATTGATGGTATCTCACTTAATAATTCAGCTTGAGCAGCTTCAAGTGATGCACGAGCAGAAGCAATGTCATCTTGTGTGGTTGTAGCAGTTTCGCTAACATTTGCATCAGTGGTTTCTCCAGTTGCAGTTGTAGTTGCTCCTAAGGCCGCAGCGTCTGCAGTTGATGATTGCATCAGTTCTCTCAGTTGGTCTACTATATTTCCATGACCTTGTCTTATTACTTCTGTGTTGGTATCCATAAATTCTGCTGCATTAAACAAGTTGTTGATACCGCCTGCAAGTTCGTTGGCAATCGTTTGTGCGCTTGGCATCACTTCTGATATTTTATCTAATGCGGCAACTGCAACATTCTCAATGTGCGGAATAGTAGTTTCCATCACTGTTGTTGTTAGTGTGCGTAAATCTTCCTGTATGCCAATAGTTTTGTCAAATATACCTGTAGTCTGTTCCATCTGACGAGCTTGCTCTTGTAGTATTTGATTGTTGAGCGTTTCTCTAGCCTCTTCAGCAGTCATAGTTCCGTCGCTAACACTATCAACTGCATTTTTGTAGTTGTATCCAGCAGCACTTGCATCTGCAAATGCACTTGATATATTAGACATACCACCGAGCATTGCAGTTTGTCTAAACTGTTCTGTGTTTTGGTAATCCATTGCAGCACCAGTTGCTGCTTGTAAACTATCTTGGAAACCACGTATATCGCCAGAGTTAAACTGTTGAGCAGCGGCATACAAGTCATCGGCGCCGCTGCCCATAGCAAGCAATGCAGCTCTTGTGCTTTCAGTTGTAGGAGCTCCTCTAAGTGCAACATCTACAAATGCGTCAGCAGCATCTTTACCTAATGTGTTTTGCAGTTCTACCAACTTGTTAGTAAATGCAGTTTGTTCTTCGGCAGTTTTACCAGTTAAAAACGCATTAACATCGCCTTGACGTCTGCGTTCTTTCATTTCGTCTGCAAGCTCGTCACGCTGTTTGCCTGTGAGTTTTGACAATCCGTCTAGTTCAACCATTAGATTTTTAGCAGCAGCAGCTTGTTGTTCTACACTTGCTCTATCTGTTCTACTGTTAGCATCACTTAGTTCGCCATAGAGGGCAAGATTTTCATTTATGTCAGCTGTTGTAAATCCTAACGCACGAAGTTTGGTGCCTAGTTCTGCACTATCAAGTATTGTAGTTGATACTGCTTTGAATCTAGAAATAGCTAGGTCTGTTGTACCGCCAAATGCTCTTAAAGATTCAGAATTCTTTTTCAAGAATCCTGTCATTTCTTCAACACTCAATCCAAGTTCGGCAGCAGATACTTTTACATCTTTTATTTCTTTGCCAAATGTAGCACCTACATTAGTAAGTTGTTGATATTCAGCAAGACTAGCTTCGGCAAACTGCGACAACCCATCAACTAGTTTGCCAACAGTTTTTCCAAACAATCCAGTGTTGGCTGAAATAGCGCCACTGTATGCACTTAGTTGTTGCTGTCCAGTAAGAAGTGCGCCGCCCAGGCCAACCGCAGCTTTGGCAGTACCCGATAGGGCTTTCCCAGCTGCACCTGATGCAGTACCAAGAGTACCTAATAATGTATTTAAACCACCGCCGGCTGTTGTTTCTTCTGCCAAAACGTTAAACTCCTACTTAACTATAGAATAAATATAGCTAGTAGTATTTACCTTATAGGAACTCCCATGGAAAAAACAGAAAGTCCACTAAAAAAATATCGTAGACAGCCCAAGTTATATTTTAATATTCCTAGCAACGGAAAATGGTATAATGAAAAAGTATTAGCTGAAAATACATACACTAATCTAGCTGTGTTTAGTATGACAGCCAGTGATGAGATATTGTTCAAAACACCTGATGCACTTATCAACGGAGATGCAACTGCAAAAAATATTAGTAGCTGTATTCCGGCTATATTAGATCCGTGGGCTATAAAAACATTGGATCTCGATGCAATACTAATAGCAATACGAATGTCTTCGTATGGCGACACAATGAATGTTTCCGCTAAATGTAAAAAATGCGGCTCTGACAATCAATACGAAGTTGGACTACAAAAATATTTAGATTACTTTTCAACAAAAGAGTTTGAAGATAAAGTATACTACGAAAACTTTGTTGTGCATATCGAGCCGTTAAGCTATAAACAATGGACTGATATACAAAAACAACAAACAGCATACCAACGTGCATTAAATTTAAATGTCAGTAGAATCAAAGAAGAAACTGAAAAGGAAAAGTTTATACAAGATGTTATTGATAAAATAAATGTGTTAGTTGCTCAAGCAATACTTGATCAAGTTGTTGCTATCGAAGTAGACGGGCAAGTTGAAACTAATAGGAAAGAAATAGATGATTTTCTCGAGGAAGCCGAAGTAGGTTTATTTCACGAACTCAAAAGGGTGATTGAGAAAAACACATTGGAATGGCGGCTTGAGCCTGAATCAATAAAGTGCTTGAATGTGAGCATGAAGATAGTGTTAGGATATCACTGGACACATCAGATTTTTTCGTACAAGGCTAACGAGCCTAGAAGACTCTGATATACTTTCGTTAGCCAAAGATTTTGAAAATAATATCAAACAGATAAAAGACAACGCATATCGACTTAGTTGGTACATGCGTGGCGGAATTTCAGTTGACCAAATACTTTACGATACCGATTTAGAAGATCACGATATCATCAGCAATATTATAAAAGATAATATTGAAAATACCAAAAATTCAAAAATGCCGTTGATTTAGTTATTGAGGTCCTGGAACTGCATCTGGATTTACTGGCATACCTGGCTGACTCGACGGTTCAGGGGTTGCACCCGGTGCTGGTTGAGCATCAGATGCAGAAGCTGATGCATCTATAGGATTGAGACCTAACGTACCTGTTAGCAGTGTTTCTCGTCTACCCTCAGGTATGTAAGGAACCAATCTACTTTTTTGACTTGGCGGAAACAATAAT